CAAGGAGGATAGAGCTATGCAATTAGAACCAAGAGTGAAGGAATACTTCAACAGCGGCAGGAAGAAGCTTGTAGGCGTTCGCGCGAACGATGATTATACTTTGCTATTGGAGTATAACAACGGCGAGAAGCGCTTATATGATGTGAAACCGCTTGATGGCGTGTTCGCAGCGTTGAAGCCTATGGAAGTGTTTAAGCGCGTTTATATTGATGATTGCGGCTGTGTGGCTTGGGACAAAAACCCTGATGTAGATAGCAACGTAGTATGGGATAACAAGATAGATTTGTGTCCTGATAGCTGTTATCTGGATAGTAAAGAGGTTCAGTAATGGCAACTAAAACGGCGGTATTTCAAATCCGGCTTACCGAGGAAGAAAAGCACATTATTCAAGAAAAGGCCGAACGGCTAGGCTTGTCAATGGGAAGATACTTAGTAATGCTGGCGATTCAGGATAAGCAAGGCATAGAAGAAAGAAAATAATGTTAATGTAGGAGACAAGGCGCTTGGCCTTGTCTCTTGCTATATAACAGGAGATTAATTATGATTAATATAGAGCAAGAACAAGATACAATAACCGTCTATGCAGATATGCAATTTGGCGTTGACTATTATAAAGGCAAAGACGGCATTACGCCAATCAAAGGAAAAGACTATTTCACTGACAAAGAAATAGATGATATAGTAAATCAAATATCAGTTGAAATAACTGGATTTGATACACTTACAAATTCTGATGTTCTATCCATTTGGAATAATTACTAAGGAGGATTATAATTATGGCGAGTTATGATAATAAGGTATTAAAAGGCGATTAGCTGATTACATATACTCAAAAAGTAAAAGAAGCATTAGCGCAGAAACAAGCAACGATTAACGCAGAAAATAAACTGTCTTATTCATATATCAAAGATACACCTACTATTCCAACAGACAACAGCCAATTACAGAACGGCGCAGGTTATCAGACGGCAAGCCAAGTTGAAACGGCAATCGCCGGAAAAGGCTATCAAACCGCCGAGCAGGTGCAGACGGCAATTACTTCTGCTGTTGGAGGTATTCAGACATTTAAATTTTAGATTGTAGAAAATCTTCCTGTTACTGGCGCTAGCAACATTATCTATTTGAAACTTAAAGCAACTGGCATAGAAGGTAATGTCTATACTGAATATGCCTATATCAACGATAAATGGGAAATCATTGGTGATACTGCGGTTACGCTTGATTTCTTAACTAATGCCGAAATACAATAGATTTGGAGAGATGCGCAGTAATGGCTAAAACGATTAATGGTAGCGGGTTAAGTGCGTTAGCGTCTCAAATCAAGTCTTATATCAATGATAAGGTAAACGGCAAATAGGATAAATTAGAAACAGGCGCTTCTATCCAAATCATTGATAACATAATTGATGTTAAGAGTATTCCAGTAGATAAGATAGAACAGGAAGATTACATGATATTTGACTGCGGGACTTCAACGAAAAATATCTAAAATTTTTGGGACAGAGTGGTTAAATGCTCTGTTCCATTTTTTATAATTCAATGAGGGTTAGTAAAGACTAAAACTCTATTATATATAAAGGGATTGCGAACGTGCAATAACTTAGGAGGTTAATTATTATGGATGAAAATTTAAACACTCAGAATACAGGCGTAGATACTACTGATACTTCTACTACTGGAACTGAAACAAAGACTTACACGCAAGAAGAAGTAGATAAGATGCTTCAATCCGAAGTTGATAGACGTATTACATCGGCGTTAAAGAAGCAGGCTAAAAACAATGAAGCTAAGATTAAGGAAGCACAAAAACTTGCGTAGATGAATGAAAGCGAAAAATTTCAATATGAGCTGGAACAGCGCGAAAAGGCAATAGCTGAAAAAGAAAAGGCGCTGGCACTGGCAGAAAATAAAAATGAAGCAAGTAAGATACTTGCTGATAAAGGATTGTCATTAGATTTAGTTGATTTTGTAATTGCGGAAGATGCTGAAACAATGAACTCTAACATTCGCCTATTGGATAAGGCATTTAAGGATAGTGTAAAGAGAGAAGTAGAAAAGCGTTTAGGCAGTTCCGCGCCTAAGAAGAATCTTCCAGTAGAAGAAACGATAACAAAAGAAAAAGCTGTGAAGATGGGAATTAGAGAAAGACAAAATCTTCTTAATAATAATCCAGAGTTATATAAAACACTATTTGAATAATAAAGGAGATTTTTAATATGCCTAATACCGTATATGATAACAAAGTAGTGGAAAGCGTAGCAAAGGATTTACTTACCACTGCTATTAATACTCGTTCCTTAATGACGATTGACAATGAGCTTGCCGAAAGTGCTGGTATGCTCAAAACCATTAACACCTATACTTACACTGGCGAAGCCGAGGAATTAGCTAATGGCGTTGGCAACACGGCTGCGAAGCGTGGCACTATCTCTTATGTCGGCCATGATTACCGTGTCAAGCTCTGTCAACAGGCTTATGATTACACTGATGAAGAAGCCATGAAAGACCCGTTTATCATTGATGGTATGATGAAGGGTGCTGTTCAGGTTATGACTAATAAAATGACTTCTGATTTTGTCTCTGCTATTACCAGTTCTGACGTTACCCTTGGTGTTACCTTCGCAAAGGGTGGTGCGCTCAACTATGACACTATCGTTGATGCTATCAGCACTCTTAATTTTGAAGATGAAGGCCAGTTATTTATTCTTATCCCTAACAAGTGGAAAGCAGCGCTCCGCAAGGATGAAGATTATAAGTCTGCTATGATGGGACAGGTTATTTATAATGGCTAGGTTGGCACTATCTGCGGTATTCCTGTCATTGCTACTAAGGCTTTAACCGACAAGGCTTTTGTTATGACGAAAGAAGCTGTTAAACTTTTCATCAAGAAAGATGTTGAAGTTGAGCCGGATAGAAACCCTGATACCCGCAAGAACAGCGTTTATCTTCGCGCCACTTACCTTGTTGCGCTTGCTGACGCTACTAAGATTTGTAAGATTAGCGAAGCAACCGCTTGATTAATCCAATAGGAGGTTAGCAAATATGTTAGAGAAAGTAAAACTGTTATTAGGAATTACTGATAACTCCAAAGATGATTTGCTAACTTTTCTTATCGAACAGGCCATAGAGGAAGTAATGGCATATACGCATTTAGATTGCGTTGAGGAACTTAATACCACAATCGCCAAGATTGTTGTATATAATTATAATCGCCTTGGGACAGAGGGGTTGAGTAGTGAAGGATATAGCGGTGTTAGTTTCAGCTACACCGAAGATTACCCAGCTCCTATTGTTCGCGCGTTGAAAGCCAAAAGGAAATTAATTACCTTATGACTTATCTGCGCGAATTAATACCAGTTTCAGTAGTTTCCTTCACTGCTGGAACTGATGCCTATGGCCAAAAGCGCAATTTAGGTAGCACCACTAGAACGGTTGAAATGATGGTTAAAGTATATTCACAATCTAATGTTAGTGATGTTCGCTATAACGAAGTAACGAATATCGGCTTAACAAAAGATGCTTCAATTACTGATGAAAACCAGATTGTTATAGATGGTGTCACTTACAATGTTCTTTATGTTATTCCTTCTGGTAGATTACACCAAGTTCTTATGAAGAAGGTGTAGTAATGGCTTAGATAGAAAACTTAGATAAATTATTAAAGAAATTAGAGAATCTTAAATCTGTCTCTGTTGAATAGGCGGTTAATCAAGCCTGTATTTTAGTAGAGAATGATGCTAAATAGCGTTGTCCTGTTGGCACAGGTGAATTAAGGAATTCTATTACCCATGAAATAGAAGAAACGACTGAAAAGCGCATAACAGGCGCAGTAGGAACCAATCTTGAGTATGCGCCTTATGTCGAGTTCGGCACAGGTATCTTTTCTTCTCTTGGAAACGGCAGACAAACGCCGTGGCACTATCAGGATGCTAAAGGTGAATGGCATACCACCATAGGCCAGCAGCCGCAGCCATACTTACAACCCGCGCTCGACACCAACAGAACAAAGATTGAAGAACTGATTAAGAGTAAGATTAAAGAAGGAGTGAGGAACTTATGATAGACTATAAGCCAACATTGAAATAGGAATTAGAAAAAGCTGGATTGCCAGTTTATTATGAGTTGTTTGTAGATAGCTCTACTAACACTCCTTGTATTACTTATATAGAAAGTAATAATTCTTCTTATTTAGAAGGAGATAACTTATTATATAGCAATCTATCCTATAACATTAAAGTATGGGGAAATGATTTAGCTACACTCATTCCAATAGTAGATAAGATAGGCGATATAATGCGCAAACAAGGATTTACGCGCGTTTCCTATAATGAATTATCATTTAACAGCTAGTTAGAGCTGATTATGATTTACTCTGCTATTGGATGGGAACGAAATTAATTTAAAAGGAGATATTTACTATGGCTGGTATTTTAACTAAGGGTATTACCTTATCTTATAAGAAAACCGGGGACACCTATGAAGTAATTACTAATCTCTAGGAGTGTCCTGAACTTGGCGGCACGGCAGAAAAGGTTGATGTAACCACCTTGGCCGACGGCAATAAGAAGTATATCAACGGCATTAAAGACTTCGGCGAATTAGCGTTCAAGTTCTTATATGATAATAGTGGCGCTGATTCTAACTATCGTGTTGTTCGTGGCTTGGAAGAAGCTGGTGATGTTGTCGATTGGAAAGTTACTTTCCCTGACACTACTTCCTTTGCCTTCTCCGGCGAAGTTACTACGGCTATCGACAGTGCAGCCGTCAATGCTGCTCTTACCTTTACGGCTACTATCACCCTTAACAGTGATATTATTGTAACCAATCCGTCCTAATGAATCAAAGGGGTTTGTTGATAGCAAACCCCTTATTTTTTATATTTAAAACATAAAGGAGATTATAATTATGTTATACACTACAGTAACTATTGATGGTATTGATTATAAAGCAAGACTTAATGCAAAGGCTTGTGTTGATTTAGAGAAGAAATTAGGCACTAACCCCTTAAATGTATTTTCAAAAATTGCCGCAGAAGGTGCTATTCCTGAACTTGGCGTAATGATTACAATTCTGTAGGCGGCGCTTAATACCCTTAATCACGATATTACAATGGATAAGACTTATGCGCTTTATGATAAGTTCGTTGATGAAGGTAATACTTTAATGGATTTAGTTCCTATTCTGTTGGATGTATTTAAAGTAAGTGGTTTCTTCAAGGAAGAAGCTACAGAGGATAACGAAAAAAACTAACAGATGAGCGTGTCAAAACACCTGACACGCTCGAAGAACTATTTCAACAACTCCTTCCGATTGCTTTAGATTGTGGAATTAATCTATTTGACTTTTGGAATATGACAATAGGTGAAATATTGCTTGTAATTAAGTCATTCCAAAAGAGAGAAGAAACAAAAGCCAAAGAAATATTAGCAACGAATTATAATAGCGCCTATATGATAGCTTCATTTGTTGGAAATATGCTTAATGGCAAAAAGATACCTTCTATCAATGAACTATATCCTAATGAGTTTCCATTAGAAGATAAACCAATAGAAGAAGATAAGTCTTGGATGCTATATAAAGAATAGATGTTAGATTTTGCGGCTGCACATAATAAGAACAGATAGAGGAAGGTGAATAAAATTGACGATTGAAGAACTGAAAGTTATTATTACTGCTGAAACAGCAGGATTAAATAGCTAGGTTAAAAGCGTTCAAAATCAATTAAAATCATTAGAAAAATCAACAGAAAAATCCTGTTCTAAAATAAATAATTCATTTAAGAACTTATTTAAAGGCATTAGCTTTGCCATTATCATTCGTTCTTTAGTGAAGGTTAGTAAATAGGCTATTTAGGTAGCGTCTGACTTAGAAGAAGTATAGAACGTTGTAGATGTATCATTCGGTGATATGGCTGATGAAGTTGAGAAATTCGCTAATTCAGCCGTTTAGAATTTTGGTATGAGTGCATTAACGGCGAAACGAATGGCTTCAACCTTTATGTCTATGGCTAATGGTATGGGGTTAGCAGCGAATGACGGTAAGAATATGTCATTACAGCTTACCGCCTTGGCTGGTGATATGGCTTCTTTCTACAATGTAGAGTAGGATGTAGCGCAAACCGCACTTAATTCTATATTTACAGGTGAAACAGAAAGCCTAAAGAAATTCGGTATTGTTCTAACAGAAGCAAATCTTAATGCTTTTGCGCTTGCTAATGGAATTACAAAACAGTATAGCGCAATGTCTCAGGCTGAGAAGGTAGCGTTGCGTTATCAGTATGTTTTAAAGGCTACGGCAAACGCACAAGGCGATTTTGCTAGAACTTCTTCAAGCTATGCGAATTAGGTTCGCGTATTAAAGGAACAATGGAGTTAGTTAATCGGCATATTAGGCAAAGGTTTAATTGCCGCACTTACACCAGTAGTAAAGGCATTAAACAAACTACTATCTTACTTGATTGCTATTGGAAACGCTATTGCTTCTCTATTCGGCGGTAAGAAGATTACAGGCGTATCAAAAGGATTAGATAGCGCAGCAGGTAGCGCAGGAAACTTAGATGATAATTTAGGCGGCGCTGGTGGTAAGTTAGATGAAGATAACAAGAAAGCAGAGAAATTAGCTAAAACGCTTGCTTCTTTTGATGAACTAGAATTGCTTAATTCAAATGATAAGGATGATAACGGCGGTTCTGGTGATGATTCAGGCGGCGGTGGTAGTTTTGAAATCCCTGATTTCAGCACTGATGAAGCAGCTAGTGAATTAGTTCCCAATATCCAAAAGATATTAGATGAAGTATAGAAGATAATTGATAAATGGAAGCCGCTTATTCCAAAATTAGAATTTAATTTTGATAAGGAAAAGGCATTAGCAGATTTAAAGCAAATCGGATTAGATATTGTTAATACTATTGCTGGTTTGGGAACGTTTGTTATTTCACTTGCTATTAAGATAGTAAATGACTTAGATGTTGGAAGGTTGTTAAATGATGTTATCAGCCTTACAAAAGCATTTACAGATTTATGTTCTAATATTACTGATGCAGTTGTTCCGGCACTTCTTACTTTCTATGATGAAGGATTGAGTAAAGCCGTTTAGGGTATCGGCGATTTACTCGATGAAATGTTAAAATGGGGAGAAGGAGAACTAAATAAGTGGAGCGATTGGTTTGTTGAGAACAAAGACACAATCAATGAATTTGCTAGTAACTTAGGAAAATGCTTAGAGCCGTTAGCATTAATCTTAGTTGATATTGCGGATAGCGCTTGGGGTATTTTCTCTGGTATTCTTACTGCTATTGGTGATGCTTTAAGAAGTATAGCTGATGTAGTTGTAAATATGGATTTACAAGACATTAGCACAATTCTTTCTTTGCTTACTGCTATTTTAGGTATCAAAGTAGCTTTTGATATTGGTAAGATGTTTACTGAAATGAATGAAAGCATTGACGGCGGCTTAATAGACAAGTTATCGTTCATTGAAGGATATATTACGGGTGACGGCAAGATTTCAACAGGCTTAACTACGCTTGCTGGAAAATTCACTTCTACTTTTTCTTCTATTGGAACTGCGATTTCGCCTATAACAACTGCTATGTCGGAAGGTTTTAGTTCTGTTGTCGGCGCGGTTGGAGCGACAACAACACCTTTAACCACTCTTAAAGGCTTAGTAGTTGGCGTAGGAGAAGGTTTTAAGGCATTATGGGGTATCTTGGCGGCTAACCCGATTACATTGATTGTAGCGGCTATAGCGCTGATTGTGGCAGCACTGATTCATCTATGGAACACTAATAAAGAATTTAGGCAATGGATGATAGACTTCTATGAGAATAATCTAAAACCAATAGCCGAAAGTATCAAGAAAACATTTGTTGATTTATGGGAAGAACACTTAAAGCCTCTATGGGAAGATGCATTGAAACCAATGATAAGCGATTTGTGGGAAACTATTAAGTCAATATGGGATTAGATAGCTAATTTAATTGGCGAGATAGTAAAGGTTATCGCGCCTGTAGTAGCAAATATACTATAGATGATAGCATAGTTTGTTGACGATATAGCAGGTTATGTTGGCGGCTGTATAGATGTGCTTAAAGGCATTATTGAATTTATCACAGGCGTTTTTAGCGGTGATTGGGAAAAGGCTTGGAATGGTATTAAGGATATATTCAAAGGAATTTGGGAAATGATGGTTAATTTAGTTAAAGCGCCTGTTAATTTAATTATAGGTGTTATTAACGGTATGATAAGCGGTGTCGTAGCTGGTATTAACCTTGTTGTTCGCGCAATCAATTCAATTAAGGTTAATATTCCTGATTGGGTTCCGCTTATTGGTGGTAAGCATATCGGCTTTAACCTATCCGAAGTAACAGCGCCTTAGATTCCTACACTTGCCAGAGGTGGCGTAATTACTTCACCTACACTTGCTATGGTTGGTGAATATGCTGGCGCTGATAATAACCCTGAGATTGTAACGCCACAAAGTATCTTGAAAGAAACTATTGACGCAAGCAATGGTGAAGTTGTTTCTGCTCTATATCAGATGGCGCAATTAGTGATAGCAGCTATTAATGATGTTGATATGAATGTTTCCATTGGGGATGATGTTATAGCACAATCCGCAAAAAGAGGAAACGACGAATATAGAAATAGAACAGGCAAACCCTTATTAGCTTAATCATAGGAGGGGTTCTAACCCCTCCTTAAAATAAAGGAGGTAGAATAATGCCTAATAATTCAAATGGATATATTTCTATCGGTGGAAGTAGATTCGCTGTTTAGAGTTTGAAGGTTAGCCTTGAAAGTTTAGCAGCTGAAGATAGCGGAAGAACTGATGATGGTGTGATGCACATTAATTGGGTTCTCCGAAGAATTAGAAAAGTGCAAATAAAATTGCCGCCTTGTGACGCTTCTACTGCTTCTTCACTCTTGGCATTGGTTCAGGGGTAGGAATATAGCCTTACATATTTTGACCCGCTTACAGGCGCTCAGAACACCATTACCGCTTATACTTCCAATAGTTCCGCAGATTGCTATAGCGGTATTCTCTATAATGGTTTATGGCAAGGGGTTAGTTTTAACGCTATCGAAGTAGGCGGTGAAGGTTAATGAAGAATAAGTTAATTAGTAATTCTCTTAATCTTACTCTATTGGATGCTAATTTATATGGTGGGGTTACGTTCCAATAGGAAGTAATTACTGGTAATGATTTTGTGTATGGCGTTGTAGCCGCAGCTTCTATTAAATTCTCTATCGACAATACAAACAATGACGCAGAAACATATATTGATTAGGCTTTTGATTGGTATTGTGAAATGAGTGGCGAAGCCGATTATGCTTATAAAGGCACATACACAGTTACAGATATAACAAAGAACGGTAAGAAAGCAACTCTTACCGCTTATGACTGTATCAAGAAATTAGATACTTCTGCGGATGCTTGGGTTTCAACTTTGAAATATCCTATTACATTGGCAAATATGCTTAGTAGTATGGGGAATAAGCTGGGATTAAGCATTACCGCATTAACCAACACCTACAGAGGTAATTATACAGTCTATAATAACTTTATAACACGCAATATAACCTATCGTTAGATTTTAGAATATATTGCGCAAATAGCAAATGTGAATTTTATGGCTGATACTTCTGAATAGAAAGATATTATCTATAAGAGATACACGAAAACCGCAACAACAATAGATAATAGCAAGTATGTGAAATTAACTCTCTCAGATTATACAACAGAGCCAATAGACAAAGTGTAGATACAAAGCACATTTGATGATATTGGTTATGTAGTCGGCACAGGCGATAATGTTTATATAATTACAGAAAATCCGCTGTTCTTCACAAATGAAAAGCAATTTACGATTACTTCTATTGCTTCTTCTCTATTGGCTGAGTTAAAGACAATTACTTATACTCCAATGAAATTTAGCACACTTAAAGATTTTGGAATTAACTGTGGCGATATTATCAAAGTAAATAATATTCCTTGCTATATAATGAAGAAATCTATTAAGCCTTCTGGATGTGAATTTGAGTGTATCGGCAATAAGCGCAGAGAAATCCAAAAGGCAGAAGTAAATAGCGCGATTACGGCATTAAATAACAAAACTAATGAATTAGTTAGAACTATTGACGAAACGAAATCAACACTTACAGAGGTATCAGGTAAAGTAAAGAATATAGAAGATGAACAAGGTAATATCACAGGCCAATTAGCTACAATCACAACTGATGTAAGCGAAGTAAAACAAACGGCGCAAGGATTGACTTCTAAAGTAAGTTCCGTAGAAACTACTGTAAATAATCTTGATGGAGAAGTTGATACATTATCAAAGTCAGTAAGTGAAATAAGCCAAAAGGCAGACAGTATTAAAATGACAGTAGACGATAACGGCACTACTGCTTCTATTACTATTGGCGGCAATACCTTCACAGCAGTTAATGAAGATGGTGTTGAAGAAGCAATCGGTAACATTGATTTAAGTGGTTACGTTACATTTACTGGGTTATCTGATGGAACAACTACGATTGATGGCGGTTGTATTAAGACAGGCACAATAGACGCAGAAAGAATTAATATGACTGGCGCGATTAGCTGGGGTGATTTGGATAACCAATTACAACAGACAATCACTGACGCTTCAACCGATTTGCCGGATTACATCAAAGGAACTTACATTGACAGCACGGTAATTAAATCGCCAACGATTGAAGGGAGCACAATTAACCTGTATGGCGGAACGTTCAATGTGAAGAACGCAGCTGGCAACACTACCTATGGCTATGTCGGCCAAGGCACAGGTTCCGCCGGAAGTGATACAACAACTCAGGGTGTTGTTCTTGCTGCGTCAGGTGGTTATAGCAACCTTGGTGATGGTAATTTCTACTTCATAGCTACTGACAGTGGCGTTAGAATGTAGGGAGGATAGAACTGTATATACATTACTAATAAAGGCATTTACACCAAGATTAACGGCGTTACAAGCGCCTTGGGTGGCGGGACGGCGGTGTTTGGTTAATGGCAACATTAAGTATATATGGCACTACATTAACTGTCTCAGGCATTAACGGCTATCACGTCTATGCGTTCCGTGTCTATTACACTACCCCTACTGGTGCTTCAAGTAGCTGGCGCGTCCCTGATAGTGGAACTGTAAGCGCAAACGGCAATACATCTTGGAGCACGAATATAACGAACTATGTTAGTCTTACTACTTCTGGAACTTATTCTTTCTATGTTAATATATGGGATGGAACAGATAGAACGAATACAAACACTAATACAGTTACTTATTATTCCGGTAGTTCATCGACATTAACACACTATGCGCGTTGTGGGACTGGCATTAGTTATTTCTATATTGGCGGGAATTATATTGGTTCTACTGGCGCAGTTAGTTTTACATCAAGCGCATCAACATTATCAATTACTAATATTACTCCTGCTTCTGGTTATACAACTCCTTATACATTGTGGTATAACTACGCTTATAATCCGTCTGCTTGGGACGCTGGTTCTAAATCGTTATATAGTAACTCTACTACTATTGATAGTGATTTTACGCGCCGTATTACCATAACAGCTAGTCAATCAGTTACTTACTATCCGTATATGTAGTATATCTATGTTGATGGTTCGTCGGTAACAAGCACAAACAATTCAACGAATACCAGTAGCTCAGTAAGAGTAAGTGATTTAGCTGGTTATCAGAATTACATTGGCACTTATGATTTTAGCTATGCAAGCGCAAACGGCTATAACTACGCTGCGAACTCTTACATTTCGCTGACTGCTGGTAGCACAGTTGCAATCAGCTTATACTTTACCACTAAGAAATATGCTGTTGCGCCGACTATTTCAAGCCTGAGTTCAACAGAAAATACTATCACAGTTGGCTGGAATAAGAACGGCGGTAGCTCCGGCACTTGGCAACTATATTATAGAGTGTATGGCGGTTCCACTTGGAGCTTATGGGGAAATACAACAGGCACTATCTCTACTGTAACAGGGTTAGCAAGTGATTCAACTTATGAATTCTATGTAAGGAACTATGTAAGCAGTTCAGACTATAAAGATTCATCATCTACAACTTGCAAAACATAGGTAGCTAAAAAGGCGGTTACGCCTACAATTACTTCTTTTACTGTTACTACGGATAGTATTACAGTGTTTTGGAATAAAAATGGTGGCACTGATGGCGATTGGCGCGTTTACTATGGCACAAGTGCAAGTTCATTAAGTTATTACGGCGCTTATTCAGGCACAAGCGCGACTATCACAGGCTTACAATCAGGAACAACATATTACGTTTAGGTAATTAACTATGTTGATTCCAATAGACAAGCGGGAAGCGCAGTGAATTAGACAAAAACGGCAACACCAATTCCGCCGATTGCCTATTTTAGCTGGACTAGTGATGATTATAATAATATCAAGGCTGGAAATGTTTTTTCATCATTTATTACTGCTACTGGATGGAATAATTTAACGGCTAAAATTAATGAATGTCGCAACCGTCTAGGCCAGAGCACTTTAGCATTTAGTTAGGCCAATTCTGGAAATCCGTTAACCGCTGGAATGTATAATACAGTGAAGGGATATATTGCTGGATTGACAAGCGCGGGGAGTGTTTCCGCAGATGTTGTCACAGGACAAGAAGCCAAGGCAACATTATTTGCGAACAGCGATATAGCACTTAAAGAAGCGATTAATAGAGCAATCGCCAGTATAAACTAATAAGGAGGAAAATATAATGAAACTTATCGTAGACAATTAGAAGGAAATTAAGATTGGTAGCTTTAATGAAAACGTTGATGAATTCGGCGTTCATTTTAACGGCATTTATCTTGTATCTGTTGGAGACAACACAGAATTTCCAACAGTAGATATAAGTGAAAGCGCGACATTTACTTCTATTAAAGTTGTGAATGATAATAATATTGAAATTCAAATTCAAGGAAATTATAGTAAATTTGAAAGCATTAATATTAGTTATGATGATGTAAGTAATAACTATATTATTTCCTATCATATTTCTTAATCTAAAAGGAGAAAGATATGGAAACAATTATAGTTGCGGTAATAGGCTTAATAGGCACATTAGCAAGTGTTTATTTTGTCAATAAGAAAACTACGGCGCTAATCATATATAGAGTTGATTAGTTAGAGCAAAAGGTAAATAAGCATAACAACTTAATTGATAGAATGTATAAAGCGGAAACCAATATTAAGTTAATCCAAGAGGAAGTAGAATACTTAGAGAAATAAAAAGAAGGGTAGGTGTTTTCACCTACCCTTTTTGAACTGACTGGTTCTTTTAGACTTCTTCTTAATAACATCAAGCGCGGAATAACTTTCATAGTCTGTTTTCAAGTCTTGCGCGAACAGCTTAACATAGCGGTTAGTCATAGACAAGTTTTTATGTCCCATAATACGTTGTAACTTAAATTGATTACCGCCGTTGATAATCCAAGAACGCGCAAAAGAGTGGCGCAAGCCGTGGATATTAGTTTGTTCCACATCTCTTGCTTGACAGTAGCGAACATAAGCACTGCGCAATGCACTATCTGTTAATTGTTCATTGCCAACATTGGGAAATAGATAATCTGTGATATGCCATTTGCGTGTGTATTCTCTAAGCGCATTTGCCAAGGTAGAGGAAAGAGGAATGTTTAGCGCTTCGCGGTTCTTAGTATGTCGGCTAAGATTAATATTCGCATTATTAAAATCAATATCGTCTAATTGCACATTGCGGATAGTGGCAGCTCTAGCGCCAGTAGCAAGAACAAAATTAACAATACCCCACATACGCCATTCGGTAAAGGCGTCGTTGTTGCTGGGTTTGGCTAACAGCTTCTCAATATCTTCATCGCTATAAAACTTAGGTAATTCTTCTTGCTGTTTTAATTGCGGGATTTCGATAGGGGAATCAAGGTATTCGCGCTTAACACAGAAATTGGTAAAAGCGCGAATTTCGCGGAGGTAGTGATTTATGCTGGAGGTGGCTATTTCCTCCTTGCGCATGTGGTTAATCCACTTATTGATTAGGTTATTAGTAATGACGGTAACAGGAGTCTCTTTATTGAAGTCATTGTAAGTATAGAAGATATGATAAGATAAGTTGTAGTTGCGCAGAGTGGAAGGAGCTAAACCAGTTGCTTCTTTCTGCTGGATAAACTCATTAAAGGCTTCATCCAAGCTAACGTAGGTATGTCTTTCCTGTATTTTCCTTTTCATTTGCTTCTCAACCTCCAAACAATATTTTACAATGTTCAGCGGAGGAAATCAACCCCTATAATCAGCCACGCAGATTTTGACTAGTTTATTTTCGGTGTAGCGATGTATAATCAGCCACGCAACTTGGGGTATAAAAAAACCGCCAACCCTTGAAAATCAAGGATTGACTGGTTGATTACCTGTCTCAAATTTGCTGTCATTTTTACGAATCAGCTGCTCTACCGACTGAGCCACACTAGCAAATTTCCGTTGATTTTCAAGGGGTTCTCAACTTTGACTGGCTGATTATGTCGAAGTTGGCTTGCTGATTAGCATAGTTGATTTCCCTTGGAACGAAAAATATTATAGCAGAAAAAAGTTTTGAAGTCAATAGCAAAAGTTCGGAAAATTGATTACAAAATGTAACCCCTCCCAGCTAATTCACTAAGGAGGGGTTAATTTCGCCATTAGAGCGCGTCAATTAAATCAAAGAAGGACGGCTTCTTATCTTTCTTAGCCGGGACAAGCTCAGGATAGAATTTCTTGATGAAGTGCTGTTTAATCTCAAGGAAGGTGTAGTGGCGCTTAACTTCGGTAGGTTCCTTAGTCTTGTCTTGCTTGCGTCTGCCACCTTCATTAACGGGAGCGTCAGACAGCGGATACTTTAAGCCAGTGACTTCGGCGTTGCGCTGCTCCTTCAACCATTCAACCTGATTGTTCTTAACGCAATAATCAAGAATGAACTGCTGGTTAATGTCCTTTGCGGTTGTGCCGTCATTGGCTACAAGCTCAACCTTCTTAGTCTTTTCTTTTGCCATATTAACTAACTCCTTTGCTTAATATTTGTTTATCTTGCCTATTGGATTAACTTACATTACTACTATAACTCCAATAGCAAGATAAGTCAAGGATTAATTTATTTTTATTAAAAAATATAATATAATATACTTGTAAATAAATAAGGAAAAAATTAAAGGAGAACAAGAAATGAAAAGTAAAGTTGATTATGATGCTATTTATAAATTTTTAAAGACAACTAGAATGAACATAATTGATGCAGCTGGTATTGCGTGGGGTATTAATGTAGATAGAATCTATGGTGCTACTATGTTTAAATTAGTTAGAGACGGTGCGCTTGAACCAATGCCACGAAAAGGCTATTACCGCAATCTTCTATATTCCAATAGTAAAGAAGAAAGAAATAATTCTTCGGGTAAAATTTGATAATTAAGAAAAAATATTTTATAATATATATAGCGAGTAAGAATAGCGAACCGTATTTAACTATACAAGCATTTCTCCCTTTTTCTCGATGCTAGAGTTTGCCGCGACTTCTTATTTGCTGTTGTAATAAATTATCAATAGGGTGTGGCGGGTTAAGGCAAGTATTTTATTATAATATTATTGAGTGATTATTCCTGACTTCCTTAACTCGCCTTATTCTATCCTACTGGATTTGTTCATTAAAAGTTCACAAATTTTTGGGACAACGTTGATTAATGCTATTATAGCATTTTTCATATATAGATGTAAGGAAGAAAGATTTTAGAAGCATTTAGTTTTTCCTACTTGCACGAACATTTAATTAATAGCCAAATTAAATTGTTTTCACTCCTATATGAAGTTGGTAGGCTTGAGCACCCTACCAACTTTTTTATTGAAGAAAAATGTGGGACAATAACGAAGGAGATATATTATGAAAGAAAATAAACAAGAAAATATTAAGGTTAGAATTACTCCAAAAGAGAAGGAAAAAATTAAAGAATATTGTGATAAGCATGATATGAGTATTAGCGAATTTATTAGAATGGCAGTAACAAGAATATTTGCCGAATAAGCCAATAGACAAAAGACAAAGGAGATTATTATGGAGAAAGTAATATTTTCTAAAAGATTAGCGATTGAGTTAAGAACGCGCGGTTTCAAAATTATTAGAACTGAGCCTAATAGAAGAAAGCCGTAGTATGATTGTTATGTATTTGAATATACAGAAGCACTACAAAAAGAGCTTGATAAAATATTTCAATAATTTAGGAGGATGCCAATTATGCCAGTAGCAAACCAATTAATAACGATTTCAAAGAAGCCAGCACATTATAGCGGTGATTACTTATAGATAAGCAATTCTGAGTGGGAAAAAGCATTTAGGGAACTATCTTCTAGCGCATTTGGAATGTGGCTATGGCTTATTAGACATAATGAATCATTTAAAAATGAATTAAGTAAAGCTGCGTTTAAGAAAGACTTGGGATTAAGCGACAGCACCTATGAAAGAGCTTGGAAGGAACTCAAAGACAAGGGTTATGCCGTCAAGGATAAGAAGCATAATAACTTGTATTTTATATTGCCGTCAGTAGACTAGAAGAAGGACACCCCCAAAAATGAGGGTGTTGCAATAGATAGCGGGGAGACACCCCCAAAAATGACAAATAACACCCCCAAAAATGAGGGTATAACACCCCCAAAAATGAATATAGAAATAGATAATATAGATAAGATAAATAAATAGGAAGAATTAGTTGCTAACGCAACTAATTCTTCTTCGGGTGTTCTCAGTGGCAATAATGAGAACACCCCCAAAAATGGGGGTGTTCGGGAGGAACCAGCAGTAGAAAGAGATGGTAAGAGTAAAGAGACGGTAATAGTAATAACTAGAGAAGAATTATGTATACTTGTTGATAATCAATGTTATGAGCCGTTAGGCAATAATTATTTCAAGATTGCCGGAAAATATTATGTAGTAAATGAATATAGCAACTTAGGACAGTAATGGATAATCCCATTACTGTCTTTTTTATAAATCTTAGAAGGAGTGAATTACAATGAATAGTTTTTAGCGCCAAAAGAGTAGAGGTAAAAAGGCAGAGGAGATAGTAAAGGCGCATTTACAATCAAGAGGAATAACTGTTATAGATGTAGCCGAAATGCCTGAATACCAGAAAATTGACGTAGATTTTTTAATTAAAAAACAAGACAAAAGCGCAAGCCTAGAAGTTAAGGGTGATTACCGCATAAGCGCAACAGGCAATTTCTTCTTTGAAGCTGGTGCGCAGCGAGGAGATTATTATAGCGCGGGATGGCTATTAAAATGCCAAGCTGATTATTTATGTGTTTATGATATGCAAAACGGCCACGGCTACATATTAGACTTCCCCTTTACTTGCTCCCTACTGGAACAACACGCAGAGTAGAGAATATTTCAGGATAGATTAGACAATAAAATTTCTAAGGCTTATGTATTAAGGATTGACTTAGCGCGCAAGTATAAGTGCATTATATATGAATGGCGCGATTAATTACTTGATTGGCATTTGGAGCCTATTAAAATTTTAAGAGATGAAGTCTTACCCACGCAATTAGAATTTTGCTCTGTAGAGCTTAAAAGACTTATAGTTATGGAGGTAAAAAGTAATGAGCAAAGAGTATATTGAATTAATTTATAATTTAGCAATGCTTGAACAGGCATTAGAAAAGGAGGAAACGCAATGATTGTTGTAGCTATGATTACAAGTGTTATTATTTTTAGTGTTGGAGTATTAGTTGGCGCAATGCTCTGTGTGAAAGGAAGTAGAAAATAATGCCAGCAGCACATAATGATGAATTGACAGCTAAAGAAAAGGCGTTTTGTGAAGCCTATGTAGAATGTTATAATATTAAAGAAGCGTATACAAGAGCATATAATAATACAAATCTTGAAACTGCTAGAAGTAATGGAAGTCAAGTATTAAAAAGGCCAAGAGTTAAGGCGTATATTGCATAGCTTCAAAAAGAAGCATTTGAACGCGCAATGATTACACCAGAGCGCATAGCGAATAAATTAGCCGACATTGCATTTGCCGAAAAAGGCGATAAGGAATATGATGCAAAAGCGCAACTAAAGGCGCTTGATTTACTGCAAAAACAAATGTCATTGCAGAACCAAAATATTAATGCAAATGTCGAAACGACGATTAAATTAGTTATAGAGGAGTAATAGATATGGATGCTATTAAAGAGAAATTAGCGAAGCTGATAGACGTAAAGAGCATTGTTAGCCTTATTATGGTTATCTGTTTCGCTGTGCTTGCCTTAACTGGCGTTATTGTTGCCAGCGATTTCATTAATATGTTTTCTATAATTATCGTGTTCTATTTTACGCGCGAAAATAATATTGATAAGAAGAATAGTTAGCAATAATGCCAAATGTAGAATTGAGCTTGAAGAAAAGCCTGTTTTCGCCTACCCTTTATCCTTTACTACTGGATTACTCCAATAGGTTTGAAGTATATAAGGGTAGCGCTGGTTCAGGAAAGTCTTATTTCATTACATAGAAGATTATAGTTAGATGTATTAATGAGAAAATTAAAGTGCTGGTATGCCGCCGCTATGGAACGACAATCCGCAATACCTGTTTTGCGCTTTTTAAGGAAGTATTGACGAAGTGGAAGCTAATACCTTATGTGAAGATTAGGGAAACAGACTTCAATATTAAGTTCCCTAATGGCAGTGAAATAATCTTTATGGGGTTAGATGAAGAAACAAAATTACTGTCCTTAACCAATATCGGCACTATCTTTATAGAAGAAGTCTATGAAGTTCCCAAAAGTATAGTTGAATAGCTTAACTTGCGTATGCGTGGGACAAATCCGAACCAACAAATCATAATGGCGTTTAACCCCATATCCAAGAACCATTGGTTATATGATTTCTGCGAGGTAAACCCGCCAGCGTCATTCTATTTCTCATAGACTACATTCAGGGATAACCCATTTCTAAGTAAGTAGTATATAGCTACACTAGAAGAACTGTATGTGCGCAATCCGGCCAAGGCCAGAGTGTATTGTGATGGCGCTTGGGGTGTAAATGTCGATAACCTTGTGTTCCATAATTGGCGCGTTGAAGAATTTGATGCTCCTTCATTGGCTGCTACTGGATTAGAGCATAGAGCAGGCGCGGATTTTGGCTATGTAGACCCGACAACAGTGATTGATAGCCTATATGATGCAGAGAATAAGCGCATCTATGTGTTTAATGAGTTCTATAAGCGTGGCTGCCAGTTGGATGAAGTGGCGGCGGCAATGGATAAGATGGAGCTGCGCAAGGTTAAAATCTTCATGGATGCAGCAGAACCGCGCAGCATAGACTACTTCCGCAAACAAGGCTTTAACGCCGTCCCCTGCATCAAAGGCCAGAACAGCGTGAAAGCGCGTATCAGCTTCTTGTAGAACAATGAGATTATTGTAAGCCCCGCCTGTCAAAACCTGATAACCGAGCTAGAGAATTTTTCATATCTATTGGATAAGAAAACAGAGGAATTAACAGAAGATACTACACACGAATATTCACACGCGATTGATGGTTTAGGCTATGCTTATAGTGATATATATACCAAGAGCAAGCTAAAGTCATTTGATAAGGCGCTACTTGGATTATAAAGGAGGTAATGTAATTGTTTATTATAGATAAACAAGCAGATTTAACCGAACGTTATATTTCTGATACTATTGAGCAATTTGAGCTGAAAGACAAGCCAAAGCTAAATAAATATTGGAAGTATTACAAAGGCAATCAGGAGATTATGTAGAAGGTTGCAACAGATGTTGGTAAGCCGTGCAACCGCATTGTAACTAATTATTGCTTCAATATTGTATAGAACTATTTAGGCTATATTACAGGCATTGATATTACATATTCATCTCCTAATGATTTTGATGCCGTTCAGGATGTATTGAATTATAATGATGTTAGAACAGAAGATAATGAGTATTTGCGGAACGCGCTTATCTTCGGCAAGGCATTTGAAATTAACTATGTAGATGAAGATGCTATTCAACGTTTTAAGGTATTAGACAGCCGTGAATGTATTCCTATTTATAGTAATGACTTGAATAACGATTTGCTTTATGTAATTCGTTATTATGTAGCTGATACAGTAAATAATGATTAGGATGAATATTACATTGAAGTGTATGGTAATAACTTCATCCGCAAATACAAGAGCAGTAACGCCTTTGCTACTCTTTCTCTATTGGAAGAAAAGCCTAATATATATAATCAGGTTCCTATTACTGTGTTTAGTCTTAACTCAGATGAAGAAAGCATTTTTGATAAGATAATGACATTACAGGATGCTTATAACAAGCTGTTATCAAGTGAAGTTGATGATTTTGAAAGTTTCTGTGATGCTTACTTGGTGTTGAAAGGCTGTTAGGCTGATGCTGATGATTTGGTTGCTATGAAGCAGAATCGTGTCCTTATGATGGATGCTGATGCAGAAGCCAGTTACTTAACCAAGAGTGTAAGCGATACATAGATTGAGAATATGCTAAAGAATATCAATGATACTATACATAAGATTTCTAATTCACCTGATTTTACAGATGAAAAGATGTTGTCGCAATCAGGTATTGCTATGCGTTATAAGCTGGTTGGATTTGAAAATATTAGTTCTAATATCGTAGCTAACATGACTAAGGCTTTACAGAAGCGTATTGAGCTGATATGTGCTGTTCTTAGACTTACTAATGGTGATAATAATTGGCGCGATGTATAGATTGTATTTACTCGCAATTTACCATAGAATATTACTGATACTGCGCAAGTTATTAATCAATTAAGAGGTATTGTAAGCGATAAGACATTACTTACTCTATTACCATTTATTAAAGATGTTGACGCAGAATATGAACTTATTCAAGAGCAAAAAGAAATGAATATGGATATGTATAGTTTTACTTCTTCTGTTGGATAGGATGATGCTGAATGAATTACTGGCAAATGCGCGAACTACAGCAGCGCGATTTATTATATGATAAGACATTAGCAGAATATGAAGAATAGTTAGCAAAACAGTATCAACAATCATTAAAGGCGGTAAGCCGCGATATAGAAAAGCTATATGATGAAATATTAACTTCAAGCGCAGACGGCACATTATTAGCAAGTGATTTGTATAAGTATAACCGCTATTTTAGCTTGATGAAAAGCCTTAATAAGTAGTTAAAGGCGCTTGGCGGTGAAGAAATTAAGATTACAAAATAGAAATTGCTTGATATGTATGCTGTTACTTCTTCTTCTGTTGGCGAATCAATAGGGTTTAGTGGTGAATTCAGCCAAAAGACGGCGAAGGAAGTAATTAATAGTATATGGTGCGCAGACGGCAAGCATTGGAGTGAAAGAATATGGCACAATAAGGCGCAATTACAGGTTGCACTTGAAAAAGGCTTGATTGACTGTGTAAGCCGTGGCGTAAGTAAAGATGAACTTGTAAAGACGTTGATGGAGACATTTAATGTAGGATATAGAAAAGCCGATAGAATAGCACGAACGGAATTAAGCTATGTATAGAATAAGGCAGCAATGAACAAGTATATTGAAGCTGGATTAGATGAATATGAAATCTTGTCTGCGCGTGATGAAAGAACTTGTCCTATCTGCAATAAGCTGAACGGCAAGCGTTTCAAATTGAGTGAAGCAGAAGCAGGCGTTAATTATCCTCCGCTTCATTCTAATTGCCGTTGTGCTGTTCTAGGTGTAATAAAGTAAGGAGGTTATATAGTGTTTAATATAAATAAGAAAACGAATAAAATCTATTTAACCAAAGGCGATAATGCGCAAATTGTAGTTAAAGTATTGGCAAACGGCGTTGAAAGATAGCTGTTTGATGATGATGTAATTACATTAACGCTAAGAAAGAATTCTGATAGCAAAGAAGTTGCATTAACAAAGGATGCCGAAAAAGGCGTTATTAATATTGTTCCCGCAGATACTAAATCTCTTACTGCTGGAACTTATGTTTATGATATTTAGCTTACTACATTTGGCGGTAATGTATATACTATTCTGCCAATAAGCTATTTTGAATTAGGTTAGGAGGTTACGCAATGATAAACGATATTCTCCAAAAGGACGCAATTAAGGCCGATTTGGGGTTCGGCGTAGATTATTATAAAGGCGAAGATGGCAAAGACGGCATGGATGGCAAAACGCCTGTAAAGGGTGTAGACTATTTTACACCAGAAGATATAGAGCAGATTGAAAATTAGTTAGCTACTCCGGCAACAAAAGATAAAATAGGTGGAATTAAACTTGGTAATGGTAATACAAAGACTGGTGTAAAAGATACTTTTATGCGAAAAGGCCAGTAGTTAGCCGTAGACGATAATAAGCCAGATACCCCTTATATCACTTATGCGTCTAATTTAATCCCCGGTGTTGTAATAGTAAAAGAAGGGAACGGCTTAGAATACAATTTTGGTTCTATTTCTATGTCTCCGGCTACTACTTCTTCTCTTGGAACTGTAAAGCCTGATGGCACGACTATTACTGTTGATGGCAATGGTGTTTTAACCAGTGTAGGCAGTGGTAGTGGTAGTAGTTATACATTACCTGTTGCGTCTGATACGATTTTAGGCGGTATTAAAATAGGGAATAGGAACAGTTTAACTATAAAAGATAATTTGGGTAGGTATGGCGCGTCCCTCCACGCTGGAATAGAGGATGCTGATGTTCCTATTATTCCTTACGCTGGTAACACTAACCCCGGTGTAGTAAGAGTAAGCGACAGTGGAAGCGGCTTAAAATATAGTAATGGAGTAGTTAGTATGTCCCCAGCTTCTACTACTACTTATGGAACAGTTGCTTATGATGGTAAGACTATTCAAGCGAAACTTAATCCAAGTGATTAGCCTACATTATATGCCGCTACCGCAACTACTTCTTCTCTTGGCGTTGTAAAACCAGATGGAACAACGACAACAGTTGATGCTAATGGTAATTTAAAAGCAAAAATAGATAATGATACTATCATTGTTAAAGATGGTTCAATATGTGTTGATAAATCACAGTTATCTGCTTCTAATGGCTTGCCTACTGGCGGCGATTATCCATAGATTTTAATGAAAAATGGTTCTTCTAATTTTGATACCGCTTGGGTATCTATGTCTGAAATTTTGGCTTATGCCGGTATTAGCATTGGCGGTAGTGATTGGCAATATACACAAGATTAGTCTAATAGTGATTTATATAACGCAAAAGAGTTAGTTGTTTATATTGAAAATAGTAATGGCTTTAAACAAATGGGTTATTTCAATTTTGGAAATAGTAATTTAGGAAATTTTAATAACGAGAATTTCCACTTTGACTATAATAGTTCTTCTCCTTATATTTATTATGATGGTTCAAGTTTAGGCTATGGAAATGCAAACAGTCTATAGTATATCTGCTATAAAACCTAATAGGGAGGTAATATGATGATTAAAGTAAATTATAATTCAGAAACAGGAAAAGTTATCTCCTTCGGCAAAGATACAAAACCCTATATTGAGATAACAGAGCAGGAGCGCAAATAGCCGTTGCCTGATAAATATTCTTATTATGCTGTTGTAGATGGCAAATTTACTATCAAGCGCAGAACTCCAACAGTAGAGGAATTGCATAAGGATGATATACAAGCCATTAATAGAGAAATCAGCGAATTAAAAAGAAAACTGTCTGATACCGACTATAAAGCAATCAAATATAGCGAAGGTTGGCTTACTGATGAAGAATATGCAGAAGTAAAGGCACAGCGCGAACAATGGCGCAAGCGTATTAATGAATTAGAAGAAGCATTAAAATAAATTCCCGGATTGTATTGACACTGTAATTACAATATGCTATAATAGCTATGTAATTAAGGAGGTTGCTTATATGCCTACAATCTGTATGTTCCGAGGAATTAAAATCTATATCAACTGGCGCGAACACCAGCCGCCCCATTTCCACGCCAAGTATGGCGGCGATGAAGTAGTCGTTGGAATTAATGATGCCGAAGTCATTGAAGGCGGTATTCCAAGCAAGCAGTTGAAAATGCTTTTAGGCTGGACTGTCCTTCATCAAGATGAATTAATGGAAAACTGGAAGCTGGCCGAACAGAAGCAAGAGCTGTTCCCGATTGAGCCGTTGAAATAAACGGCTTAATCGGCGCAAGGAGGATAGAGCTATGCAATTAGAACCAAGAGTGAAGGAATACTTCAACAGC